ATCAAATCATTTGAAAAAGAAGGTAGAGGATTCACTAGTGATACTGGAACCAAATATTCAACATATAGAATCTGGTTGGAAGAATCATCAGTATCTTATCTAGCATCGATTAAATCTAGTATAGAATTAATTGAAGGTACTACTATCAATTTTATTTTTTCATTAGATAAGCGCAAGAAATTCCGGTTGAAGAATATTGAATTTGAAAAACCTCCAACTGAATTTATGTTAAGTACTAGCCAGATACTGGCAATGACAGAATAATTTATTTATTTTCTTGAGATCTAGTCTTTTTCCTCGTATAACTATATTTATGTTATATGAGGGAGCAACAATTATTCAACAAATTAAAAGCGCGTTTAATACCAGATCTTGAATTCGCAGATAGAAAATTCTCCAAATGGGATTGTTTTTCTACTAGATATAATATTCATATTGAATTGAAGTGTAGATATACACACTACGATGATTTATTAATTCAAAAGGACAAATATGATTCATTACTGGCACTAGATACTGGTGTGAGATATATCTGTTCAACACCTAAAGGAGTTTACTCCTTCAATATAAAAGAAATAGAAGAACCGGAGTGGGAAACTAGATTATTACCTAGTACCACAGAATTCAGTAATTCCTATCAAAAAGAAAAAATAGTTGGATATCTCAATATTCATAAGGCAACCAACATAACATACTTGATTAATTAATTTATTATACTTATATTTATTACATAAAGTTCTAATAAGCGCTCCCTGCATAAGGAACTGGTAACCCCTTCGGACTTTATTCTAAGTCCAAGGGGTTTTTTTATGCCCATCTGGATTTTGGGTTTTTTATAGATATTTATTGATATGGAGTTAGAATGTAAGGAATGCGGATGTGAAATCGAAAAAGAAATTACAAGAGGTGCATACTCACTTAAAATGTGTCGCGAGTGTTATCGGGCATATATGTATAAGAAGTCAAGAGAGACGATTGCTGAAAAGAAGTATTGGGGAGAAGAGGTACCCTTATACGCACCAGGTCAAGTTAAGGTAAAACCGGGGGTATGGGATAGTGAAGAACAAAAAGAACTAGTACATAATATCCTAAGAACTATTGGATGGAAACATAATCAAGAAAAGGATATATGGTTCGATAATAAAATTAGAGATAAAGATGGTGAATGGTTGGTTGATGTAAACTCAAGAAAAAACCTTCAGTATAAAAATTATAAGGGATATGAAAGTAAGGTTAGAAAATACATTAAGGGTAACCCCAATAAAATCCCCAAAGTTTCTTATGGTTATAATCATCCTGAAAAGATGTTTGACAAAGATACTATACGGGATATTCAAATTCTTTTTTTTATCGAGGGCATCTCAACGAGAGAATTGGTAGATATATATCAATGTACAAAGAAGAATATTAATTGGGTAATCTTGGCAACGTATAGGTCCTTTAATAGAAGAAATGATTATAAAAATTTCAAAGGATGAGAAGACTATTATCGGACCAAATCAATATGCCCTCCAATTACTTTGAATTATCTGAGGAAGAAAGATTGGATATATGTGTAGGAGTTATGGAAACCATATATGAAGAAATAATCAAAGCATCCGGTGTTCAATTCGATAAAATAGAATTGTTCCACAGGGTGTTGGATGCCACAATTGAATACAATGAAAAAACCGAAAACTATGAAGTTTGTGGTTTGTTGGCCGACACAAAGAAATTACTTGATGCAACAACAAATAACAAATTATATAAATAAGAATTTCGACGAGTTAATGGTGATCTCCAACAACATTACAAGGAATCACGACTTAGCGGGGGATCTCCTTAATGAAGTTATAGTTCAATTATATGAAAAAGGTAATATAGAACTACATAACTATGAAGACGAAACTATTAAGTTTTATTTAATAAAAGTATTAAAGATTAATTGGTATTCAAAGACATCCCCATTCTATTATAAAAATAGAAAAGAATCCAATAACTATTCAGAGTTAAAACCTGAACACGTAAATTATGTGACAACCGATCAAGAAGAACAAAAGACTTATGAGGAGATGTTAACCGCAGTAGAAGAGGAGTTTGCCGAACTAACTTGGTTCAACAAACGATTATTCGAATTATACCTAACCTTAGGTTCATTAAAGAAGGTATCCAAACAAACAGGTATTCCGATCGCCAGTACGGGTAGGTACATTCGGGAGATCAAACAAGAAATAAGAATTAATATCAATAGAAAGAAACTATGAAAAAAAAGAAGGACGAATTGTTATTTGTGGAAGAAACAAATGAAACAAAACCCTGTGTCACTTGTAAAAAGAAAAAGATCGTTAAACTCCCTGAATATAACCCTATGGAGGATTTCTTCTATTCGGGGGAAGAACTCAGACAAGTATATGCATATCTATTAGAGAACAGTAAACTAAAAGATCCAAATATAGCAGAATACACAAAGAGAATATTCAAAGATGTAACAGGATTCGAATTAGATATACAAGGATGTCTTGGATGTAAGTCATCAAAGTGGAGAAGAATGTTTAGAATACACGCAAAACAACGTTACAATGTGGATCTTAAATAATTTATATTTCTATATATGAGAAAGACAAATGAAATACAATCTGCGGAAAGATTTCAGAAGGCGTTTGAATATATCGTCTATAAGAGACTTTCTTACACCGAGTTTAAGGAGAACTTCAGTAAAGAGATGAAAATCTCTCAAAGACAAGCTGAGACAATCTACAAACAGGTTAAGGATACTCTTAAAGAAAGATACCAAGACGAACGTGAAGAAATCCTTGAAGCACAGATCACTCGTTACTACGATTTGTTGGAACGAGCAAGAGATGGTGGGAATAGACGTATTGAAAGAGAAGTGTTATCAGATTTGAATAAGTTGTACGGAATTGAGAATAATAAGATTGACATCACAACGGGTGGTGAACCTATCTCATTAAACATCAACTTAACCAAATAAAAAAATTTAAATCAGATGCCAGTAAACCTTCGTAAATCGGACACCCCCACTAGACAAATTGATGTAAACCTCACCAAGAAACAATCAATTGCGTGGGAAGTATTAACAGACAGAAAAACCAATGAATTATTATTTGGGGGATCTGCGGGTGGAGGAAAGTCGATGTTAGGATGTATTTGGATTATTACAATGTGTATTCAATATCCAGGTACAAGATGGTTAATTGGTCGTACTGTATTAACCCAATTAAGATTAACCACATTACGTACAATGTTTGATGTGTTTAATATGATGGGATTAAAACCTGATCAACATTTTAATTATAATGCGCAATCCAACATCATAACCTTCTACAACAAATCAGAGGTTATACTGAAGGATCTCGAGATGAAACCATCAGACCCCCACTTCGATAGTTTGGGTTCGTTAGAAATCACCGGAGCGTTCTTAGATGAGGTTAGTCAGATGACACAGATGGCATATACGATAGTAAAATCTCGTATTCGTTATAAATTAAATGAATATAATTTGGTTCCTAAAATTCTAATGACGTGTAACCCTTCAAACACTTGGAGTAAGAAAGATTTCTATCTACCACATATGAATGGAACATTGGAAGAGAAGAAGAGATTTATTGCGTCTCTTCCGTTGGATAACCCACATTTACCACCAAGTTATATTGAGAACCTAAGGACATTACCCGAATTACAACGTAGGAGACTGTTAGAGGGGGATTGGGACTTCTTAGATAGTTCTGATAACCTTTTTGATTTTGATGACATTACATCGTCTGTATTTAAGTTTTCCCCCGATCCTATGGATAAGAAATATATCACATTGGATGTTGCCCGATTTGGTGATGACAGATCAGTTGCGGTGATATGGGTGGGTAAATGTGTAACAGAGATATTTACATATACCAAATTGGATGCAACACAATTGGTCTCTCACGTTAAGGAATTAATGCAAACCTATGGAATCCACCCCAATAGTGTGATCGTCGATTCAGATGGTGTGGGTGGTCCTGTGGCAGATATGTTGAGAGGTACAAACTTTGTCAACAATGCAAGGGCATTACACGATCAGAATTTTAGTAATCTAAAATCACAGTGTTACGTTCGTTTATCCGAATTATTCAATGCGGGGGAAATATCAATTAATATAATGAACCCAATGATTATAGATGAATTAACACAAGAGTTATTATCCATCAAATTAAAAGATGTAGATAAGGATACCAAAGTATCAGTAATGTCAAAAGATCAAATAAAGAAAATGATAGGTAAATCCCCTGACTTAGCAGATGCATTAATGATGGGTATGTTACCACATATAAAATCTCTCAAATCAACAGGGAGATATGGAATTAGTATAATTAGATAATATGAACGATATCAGATTTGAAATCGAAGGTGTAGATTACTTCTTACCAACTTACATTAATATTGAAACTTACGTTAAGATATTCAAAATAAAAGACATCCTATCAGAGGACTACTTCCAAGCAAAGTTGGTTCACTTAGTCTCAGGTTGTCCCATTGAGAAATTATTAGAGGCGGATTACCAACACGTTGGGTTCCTATCCAATTATGTCTTGGCGATGGTACCAAGAACCAACACAGAGTTTGTGGATAGGTTTGAGATTGATGGGGTACATTATGGATTCCTACCTAATTGGAAAAAGGGATTGTCATTTGCGGAGTATGTAGATATTGATACCCTCGCATCCAAATCCTACGAAGAGATCTTAGACTATCTCCACGTACTTGCGGCAATGTACTATCGACCCATAGTCAATGAGAGATCACATCACGATTTTGATATTGAGAAGTATACGGTGGAAGGGTTAGACCAACGAGCGGAACTCTTCAAAAAGAAAATGGATGCAGGAGTTATTTTAGGAGCTCAGTTTTTTTTTATCAAGTCCGTAAAGAGGTCGTCGACAACTACCCCTCTATCTTCGACGATGAGCCTATGGGAACAGATGAAGCATATATGGAAGAACAGAAAAATTCTCAGAGAGATGGGGAAGCATCTTTTGAGCAACGATTCGGTTGGTACACAATCCTTAATAGATTATCAGAAGACGATATTACGAGACACGATCAAGTCTTGGAGAAAGCCTTGGTGGAGGCGCTTAATCAAATGGTCTACCTTATTGCGAAAGACAAGGAGATTGAGAGGAGACAAAAAGAAATGATGTCTCAATATTCTCGATAAAGATCAATTAATAAAAATTTATATTTCCTTTTAGAATGGTAAACTTTAAACAACTAATAACAGATATAAGTGGGATGTGTTACTACCATC